CCTTGAGTCCAATAAAGGACGCAAGCGACAGACTGTGCGTGTCGATGTGAGCAAGATCACGGAAGATCCCTTTGTCCCCGCGCAGAACGTGGAAGTTTCCATGTCCACGTATGTGGTCTTTGACAGACCACCTGCCGGTTTTACTAATGCTGATGCGAAAGCAGTCTGGGATGGCTTTATTGAAGCCCTCCAGGCTAGCTCTAGCAAAATCATTACTCAGCTGCTCGGAAGTGAGTCGTAGACTCATCCCGAGTAGTTGGGTTTCAGTACTTGAACATACTGTTGTTCACTTACTGAAAGTAATTCAGACGGAAGGAGAAACCGTGAACCAGCTTAACCAGAATCATAATACATTGATTCTGCTGCTGGTCATCCTAGCCATTGCGATCGTCGCAGGGCTAGGTGGTCTTGTTCTGTTCACAGTGCTGATCTGATTGATCAGATTTCCCACTGTGAGCCCAATATCATAGGCTAAGGAAACCGACCTCTATAAGGAGGCAGTTTGAAAAGCCTGATATTGCTCTGGAAAAGAATTGCCGAAGAGTCGGCAATTCGATGTCGCACTAGCACCACCATGGACTATAAATTAGTCCGTGGTCGGGTAGAACACGAGGGGCTATCGTTTCTTACGATAACCTTACCATCCTTTGGAAAAGACTTCCAAAAAAGTCTTGACCAAGGGATTGTAGATCGCAACATGTTCCAGGGTTTTTCCTGGCATGCAGGTCTCCCCCGATTTCTCGGAGGTTTCCTCGATCGTGTGTTCTCCCGTGATAGTGGTGTGCTGTTGAATGAGCCGGATGTTGATGCTATACTTGCTATAAGACAATTGACTTTGATCTTTAGCAAAATCAACCTTCCGTGTAGTTCACGTAGGGTTGATATAGCAATGTCCGACTATATTCAATGTGACGAGGAGGTGGTAGCTAATGACAGTAAGATGTCTTCGGAAGATCTTTCCGAATTCTATCGTATGTCACAGCTATTGTTCCGGAATGTTTTCTCCCGAGTGGATAGCGATATCCATAACGGGGTACTCGTTCCGAAGCACGGCCCGGGCGCAACTGCGGACAAATTCCGCGGGAACGGTAAGTACCGTTCCAACGTCTGGACCGACCGCTTAGAGGAATATTTCCCTTCTGGGGATTACCTCTTTCCAAATGCTAGATTTCTGCATGAGGATGCGGTCCACTTCCTGGAACCCGGCGCTGAGATACCCGTTAAGGTTATCACAGTACCTAAGACGCAAAAGACACCTCGTATTATTGCAATTGAGCCAACCTGTATGCAATACGCACAACAGGCTCTGCTCGAGAGCATTAATACACATATTGGTTCTAGTTATTTGAACCAGTTTATCGGAACTGAATCTCAAGAGCCTAACCAGCTCTTGGCTCAGGAGGGCTCCCTAACAGGAGCTCTTGCTACACTCGACTTGAGTGAGGCTTCCGATAGAGTGTCCAATCAGCTTGTTAGGCTCATGCTGAGCAACAACCCTCTGTTGCATGGGGCTGTTGACTCTTGCAGAAGCCGAAAGGCTGATGTGCCTGGCCATGGTATAAAACGCCTGGCCAAGTTCGCGTCTATGGGTTCAGCTCTCTGTTTTCCCATTGAGGCAATGGTGTTTTTGACACTATGCTTTCTTGGGATTGAGCGAGAGCTCGGCACACACTTTGCCAACCAGTCCCAGTTAAAGGACTATGTTGGTAGGGTCAGAGTTTATGGGGATGATATCATTATTCCCACGAACTCGGTGCATTCCGTTGTTCACACGCTCGAGTCTTTTGGGGCTCGAGTTGGTGCGTCCAAGTCTTTCTGGATTGGAAAATTCAGAGAGTCTTGTGGGAAGGAGTACTATGACGGGTATGACGTTAGTATTGTCAAAGTCCGACATGTATTTCCTTCAACACGGAGGCACGCTACAGAGGTTATTTCACTGATAAGTCTCCGTAATCAGCTTTATAAAGCTGGTTATTGGAGCACAGTGAATTGGCTTGACTCAGAGATTGAAAGGATAATTCCGTATTATCCCTATGTCGATGAGTCATCCTCTGTGTTAGGTCGTTACTCCTTTCTGGGTTACGAGACTCAGAGAGAGTGCGAGTACCTACATCGCCCTTTGGTTAAGGGTTATGTGGTTACCTCTAGGCTCCCATCTGATCCATTGGATGGTCCTAGTGCCTTGCTTAAGTGTTTCCTTAAGCGCGGCAACCAGCCTGTTGCCGACAGGAATCACCTAGAGCGTGCTGGACGCCCTCGGCGCGTCGACATCAAGCCGAGATGGGCCCCTCCCTTTTAAATGGAGGGTGAGGTTTAATTACCTCAGGGAGAAACGCCGGTTGTGTAAGCCTTTCGCTTACGCGATCGGTTTACCAACAGCGCTTC